ATGACGTTCGAGGCACTGGATTTTACATGCGACCGAACGAAACATTGACCTTTGAAGCGGTGCCAGAGGGCGCATTTACTGGCACGGTTTCGCTTTCGGTTCGTTGGATTGAGGAGTTTTAAATGGCTGTAATAATTGGCACAGATTCATATACAGACGAGGCGGCGCTTTCCGCATACGCGGCGGCCAGAGGGCTGACGATTGCGGGTGACACGACACAGCTTTTGCTACGCGCAATGGATTTCATTGAAACGCGCAGTTTTGTTGGAACCAAAGCCACTAAAGTACAACCGTTACAATGGCCGCGCAGTGGCGTGACAATAGACGGTTGGAGCGTGGCCAGTGATGAAATACCTGCAAAGCTGGTAAAGGCGCAGATAGAAGTTGCACTATCAATGGACGCATCAAGCGACCCAATGGCCACAGAGGGCAGGGCGATTTCATCGACCACCGTTGGATCTGTGTCTGTCACTTACGCAGACAAAAGCGAGGTGTCACGGCCAAAGATTGACATGGCGCTTGTTGGCTTGGTCCGTGATGGCATTGAAGTGGTGTTTATATGAACTACGGCGAACTGACGATCATGGCCAGTGGCCTGTTGAAAGAATTCGGCGCGGAATTTACTTTCGAGAGAGCGACAGAGGGAGCATTTAGCCCTACCACTGGCGACATGATACCCGTTATTACAACGTGGACCGGATACGGTGTTATTGGTTCGTTTGATTTCGCCCATGTCAATGAGACAATCAGGCAGGGTGATTTCCGTTTGACGCTTGAGTCAACAACGGTACCGCCAATGGTAGGCGACACAGTGAATGGTTTCACCATCGTAAACGTGGCGGCGGTGGTGCCAAACATGCAGGAGGTTATTGTTTATGAGTGCCATTGTAGACTTTAAAAAGATCTCAGACGCGATAGGCGGCGACATTAGGAAACACATTCAAGCCTATGCGCTTGAACTGGGCGCCTCAATCTTAGAAAGAACACCTGTGGATGTTGGTATTGCGCGAAATTCATGGTTTTTTGAATTGAACGCCGTTCCGAAAGCAGAGGCAAGATTTCCGTCAGACTATAAAGAACTAAAAAAACAGAATAAATCGGTAAAAGATAGCGATTCAGTGAATTCTTTGCGAAAGGCAGTCAAAGATTACAAGCTGGATGACACTTTTTACATCGTGAACCGAACGCCATACATCGTTTATATAGAAAATGATTTCGGTGTCGTCAAGGGTGCTATCGACCAAGCCAGAATTGAAATGTCAGATACAATTAAAACGGCGGGATTATTATAATGGCTACTCATTACGCGGATATTTCAGCAGCATTGGACAGCAGACTAAATGATTTAGGCGTTCCAGTAGCATGGGAGAATGTTTCACATTTCCCTGCAGATGATATATGGATCCAGACGCAAAACATGACTACCGACACGACACAGGCCGAACTGGGCATGAATGGCGCGGATCGGACAATAGGGATTTACATTTTAAAGGTTTGGGGAAAAGCTGGGTTAGGCAAGGGCGCCATAATTAGAATGGCGGATACAGTATGCGACCACTTCCCGCGTGGCGGAGTTTATTCAAACGGCGGGGTTGACGTAAGAATTAGGCGCAACAGGATCGGGCAGATCACAAGCTATGAAAGCAAAGTGATGATGGCCGTGGAAATTTACTATGAAGCATATACAGCAGCGCGATAGCATTCGCCAGTTTTTGCGGTATTATGAATAAAACTTAATTGAGGTACACGACATGAGCAAAGCAGTTGGCGCACAACACGAAACGGATTATGTGGTCGAATCAGTTTTCGGAACGACCCCAGCGACCCCAGCGATGACACCAATTCGGCACACTGGTTTCACTTTGGGATTAACTAGATCGGCAATACAAAGCGCTGAATTACGCGCTGACCGTCAAATCACTGATTTACGTCTTGGCAACAGATCCGTTGCTGGTGACGTCAGTTGTGAATTTTCCTATGGCACCTTTGACGACTTTCTTGCCGCTTCACTTGGCGGAACGTGGGCGACTGGTGTTCCTATTGCTGGAACGGACCAGCTAAAGGTTGGCGAACTACTGCCAAGCTATACTTTGCGCCGTTGGTTCAGCGATATTAATGTTTTTGAAGTTTTCACAGGCGTCAGATTTTCTGGTATGTCTATGAGCATACAGCCAGACGCAATAGCGACAGTGACATTCAGTTGCATTGGCAAGGATAAAGCAAATTCTGACATTTCTGGCGCTACCAAGAACAGCGCAACGACAAATTCACCTTTGACTGGCCACGAAATTGGCACAATCAAAGAGGGCGGTGTCACTTATGCTGGAATGACTGGAATAGATCTGTCACTTGATAACGGAATCGAAGCGGCTTTTGAACTTGGATCCAGCAGCAGCGGTGACCATACGGTAAGTCAGTCCAATGTTACCGGCACGGTTACCGCTTATTTCACCAGCGCTGCCTTGCTTGATAAGTTTATCAACGAAACTGAATCGAGCCTTGAATTTACCCTGACCGATGTGGACGGGAATGCGGTTCGTGTGTTGCTGCCGCGCATAAAATTCACTGGTGGTCAGCCTGATGTTGGCGGAGCGGGCGCGGTGTTGCTTTCAATGCCTTTTCAGGCGCTTTATGACACCGTTACTGGAACAAACCTACTCATTGAAAGGACCCCTGTCTAATGAACTTTGACGAATTCATTGAAAAGCATGGAACGGCCACAAAGCAGGGTGCTGGCGCCAAATTACCAATTGGCGATACTGGTGAATTCTTGCTGGTGGTTGGCTTAGAGTCAAAGATTGGCCAAACCGCGTCTTGGGATATGGCGCGCATGAACAAAGCCAGCGTGAATTTTGCGGAAGATATGCGGGCTTTATATGCGCGGCTAGTCATTGGCTGGTCATTCGATGACAAGATGACCCACAAAAAGGTTGTCAGGATCTTTGAAGAACGTCCAGCGCTAATGGGCGAGGTAGTGGAGTTTGCGCAGAACAGTGAAAATTTTACTACGCCCTAATACCAGAACTGGTGGCCTTTGCTAAACATGAATTAGCACTGGCCACCAAAGTTGGTGAAAATGGGGCGACAAGAAAAGAGCATTTTGAAAAGCTAAAGCGCGGCGGCTATGCCGTACCAGAATTAGAAAACGCACCAGAATTACCTGAAAGGCTTTCATATTTGTGGGCGGCTTATCTTAGTATGATTAATTCTGGCTGGCCGCTAGGATTTGAGGAGGTCCGAGCGTGGAGCGACATGACTGGCGCTGCATTACTTGGATGGGAACTGACAGCGATAGTTAGCGTCGAAAACGCGAGGAAAGAGAGCCATGGCTGATTATGAGCAATCTGTTGTTGTAGAGATAGAAACAACGGGCGGAAAAGCCGCCATAAAAGAACTGGATGGCGTTGGCAAAGCAGCTGACCGTACAGAAGAACACGCACAGGACCTTTCAACCACACTATCAAACCAGCTTACAAAATCAATGGACGGCGTTGCGCGCCATGCCAATTCTGTCAAAGATGGAATGAAGAAAATAGGCAAGTCCATGGCAGTCGTTGGCGGCGCCGCTATTGCGGCCACAGCAGCGCTGGCGAAACTCACCTTGACCCATGCTGGCAACGCCCGTGAATTGAAGAACATGGCAGACATTGCCGGACTAAGTACAACGGATTTGCAGGAGTGGGGCTACGCCGCCAAAGGCGTTGGCATGGACATGGATGGGCTGTCTCAGGTTTTGATGGACTTCAATGACCGCGTTGGTGATGCTGCCATTGGCAGTGGACCGCTGATGGATTTCTTGGAACAAGTCGGACCACAGGTCGGAGTGACGTTGGCGGATTTCCAGCGGTTGTCATCGTCTGAGGGCTTGCAGCTTTACGTTTCCAGCTTAGAAAAGGCGGGTAAAAGCCAGCAGGACATGACTTTCTATATGGAATCAATGTCTGGCGGCGCGACAAAGTTATTGCCATTACTAACCCAGCAGTCAGAAGAACTGAATCGACTAAGAGATCGAGCGAGGGCGCTTGGAATCGTAATGTCGGAAACTGACCTTGCACAGCTGGCCGCCAGTGGGAAATCATTCAGTGACATTGGAGAGATTTTCACAGCGACAATGGCGCGCATTTCCACAGCATTGGCACCACTGATTACGCATTTTTCAGAAAAATTCACTGACGCCGCAATTGAAGCGGGCGGATGGGAACAGGCAACACAAAACGCCATTAGTAAAATCATTATGGGTTTTGGTCGTTTAGTCGATGCTTTCAGGCCGCTGGTGAAAGTTTACGAGACTATGAAGCTGGGGATCCAAACAGTCAGCTGGGTTTTTCTTAAAGCGTTTGAGAATTGGGCAAAGATATTTGACATGACAATGCACATCATGTCGAAAGGCTGGAAATTGTTCATTGACGGTATAAACGCTGGTGCCACATGGTTAGCAAACAAAGGCGCTGGCTTTTTCATGCCAATGGCCAAGGGCGCCGATGCAGTTTTCGCAAGCGTGAACGAATTGTTCAATTCCTTTATCGCAAAATATAACAAAGTTGCTGGTTTTTTAGGCATGACCCCGCTGGAATTTTCTATTTCTGATGGTGGTTCGATGCAAGCGCGGCTTGATGCGCTGATTGGCGGCGAAACATTGATTGCGCCCATAGCCATGCCCGAATTTGTATCAAGCGCGGCCACGGTCCAACTGGGCGAAATGGCCGACAAAATGTTTGCTGGCATGGTTGATACAGCAAATTCTTTGGGCGATTTTTCATCCACTGGTGATCGTTTGGTTAAAAGTTTTAACGACATTAGCGATGCGGCCAGAGCAAAGGCGGCAGCGGCGGTTGAGAGTGACAACAAAATTGTTGAAAGCGCAGAACAGGCGGCGGCAAAGTTGGAAGAAATTTCTAAGTCTAACTCGATCAGTTGGGCCGAGAGTATGCGAAGTCGCGCTGGCAAAGAACAGCGATCAAAAGACAAGGATGACGATGCAAAGCTAAAAGCTGACCAGCTGAAAGCAGAAGAAACACTTGCTGACCAGAAACTTACCGTGACAAATGGCTTAATGAGCGCCATAGATGCGGCGATGGCGGCTGGATCTGAAAAGGAATTTAAACGCGGCAAAGATGCAGCGATTGCAATGGCCGTTATTAACACAGCACAAGGCGCGACAAAGGCATTCGGTCAGGGTGGTTTTTGGGGATTTGCGGCGGCGGCGGCAGTGATTGCGGCTGGTATGGCGCAGGTAAACAAGATCAAACAGACCAAATTCAAAGGCGGCAGCGGTGGCGCGGCAAGCGTTCCGTCAGCACCAACGCTTTCCGGTCAGGATAGCGGATCAGGCGGTGCAAGCAGTCAGGCTGGATCTACAACACAGTCAGTTTCGATCAATATCACAGGCGGCAGTTTTGGTTCTGGTGCTGGTGATGACGTTATTGCATCCCTGAAAGACTTTTTCAGCCGCGATGGTGTATTATTTGACGGTGCAAGCACACAAGGGCAGGTTATAGCAAATGGTTGATATTACTTATGTGGCAAAACGGGCGCTGGTCAATGATCCGGCTACCGTCCTAACTATATCGGTTGGCCTGACAGCATACGATAGATCCACTGAGGCCAAAAAGTCACAGGCTGTTTCATTGGGTGGTGTTATGCAATCAACGCTTCACAGCATAATCAACACTTGGTCAATTTCAACGACACCGATAGATCCACTGGATCAGTCACAGTTTGATGAATTCATTTATTCAACGATCAACAGCGAATATTTCGACATTCTTGATTTCGATGACGGAACGATTCGGACGGTTCAGAGAGTTGGGCCGCATTCACGGAACAGGGTGGGAACGTCAGTTAACCTATTCACATACAGCTTCACAGTCCGAGAGGTTCAATAAATGCGATCATTCGGCAGCGATTTCATGGAGGCAAACAACCAGCTGGACCGTTCACCACGTTTGGCCGCTAAGATAACAAACAGCACTGGTGCGTTCTGGTTGGTCAGTCACAGCGATGTTGAGACATTAGGTGAGCAGTATACAGGAATCATGGAGCAGGGCCTCACAGGGCAAACCATAGAGCCTGAAAAGAGCATTTCAGTATTGGGCAGCATGGCTATTGAGACTGTTGATAATGGTTTTACAGAAAAGATGCGCGCCATTCTGACCCAAAACGAAACAATCATAGGCGATAAGGTCGAAGTCTGGATTGGCTATCAAGAAATGGACTTTGCTGACTACCAGCTTTTGGCAACGTACTGGGTTGACGGGGTTGATAACGATTTTAAGTCCTACACGTTAAGGCTGATCGACACACAACGATTCATTAAAAGATCGATATTTTCAAAGAAGTCCACACAGCTTTTCAAAAGTATCAAATCAACGGAAACTTTCAGCACCATTGAAGTCATTTCGACAGAGGGTTTCGAGTTGGTCGCGCATGACGGCGACTGGGCTGACGCGCCGAATTTATCTGTGGGATACCTGAAAATAAACGGCGTTGATTCAGCTGGAACTGACGTCTTCGAGGTATTGCGGTATACGGGCAAAACAGCGACAACATTCACAGGCGTTTCGCGTGGGGTGTTAGGCACAAAGCGCGTGACGGGAAAAGGCACAGAAGATGGTGATGGTGCGGTTTCACAGGTCGAAGAATTCATATACCTTGACTTGAACATCCCAAAGATGGCAATGGCGATAATGACTGGCGACCTTTATGGTCAGGCTGGCGGCAGATTGCCAGCGCATTGGCATTGCGGGTTGACTGCCGACAAAATAGATCTGTTGTCGTTTGAAGAAATTGGCGCCGATTTGTGGTCGGTCCCGCTGTCGTTCATGAACCCAAAAGTTATTGATGGAAAAATGTTTCTTTCCACGCAAGTAATGCGGCCAGTGAATTTATTTCTAAAGGTTGACCAGTATGGAGAACTCTCATTAAGACGGTTCGCAGCGATTTATCAGAAATCAATTCCAGATGGCTTTCTTGATCAAACCAATACGATAGAGTTTAGCGGAGTCAAACGCGAAGCCAAAGGGCTGAAAAACCGATTTGAAATTCTTTGGGAATGGCGCCATGAACATGAAAAACATGCGCGGCGATCAATCTTTATTGACCAAGATTCTATTGAAAGAAACAATTTCACCAGCGAGATTTTGACGATAAAGCTGGACGGAGTGCGGAACAGATCGAAAGATATTCAACACACGCTGGAACAATTCGCCGAGGGGATCCGCGCCCGATATTCAAACCCAGCAATCAACGCGACCGCAAAAGTTTTTCTGTCTGATGCTGTGCAATACGAGGTTGGCGACTTGGTTCTTGTGTCGTTGCCTTACCCTGATTTTGCAGACACAGACACGCTAGAAACGACAATGGAAGTGCAAGGAGTTTCAATTGATTTCGTCAGAGGCACGGCGGAGTTGAAACTTTTAGGTTCGTCAGGCCAGCCAACAGCAATAGATTTTGACCATGGCGCGGATCCGACAGAATTGGATCACACAGGCTGGACGGAACTGGTGGGTGCGTTAACCGCTGGCGGGCTGGTCAATGGCACTGGGTTTGCGGTAGTTGGTAACACGCTTGAATTGATGCAGGATTTCACATTGACTGGCGGCCCTACAACGGCCAGCGGGCGTTATTGGTATGACGGAAACATAAAGATCCTAACTGGCATCACGCTGACAACGACATTGAATACAACCATCGATTGTACAGATCTCACTTTGGCAGGTACGGCAAGCATTACGTCAAAAGGGAACGGGCTGGCTGGCGGTAGCGGTATGATAGCTGCAAAGAACGACTGGACTGGCGTCAGGGGTTCGCGTGGGTTTTACGGCGGAGCCGATTCAGCGATGGAGGGGATTGACCGGATCTGGGGATTTTTCTCAACCAAAATGTCGCGCGATGCTTATCGCCCATCATCCGCCAATGTTTCAGCCGCATATAATTCAGTAAAAACAATCATTCTGAGTATAAACGACAGCAATCAGATCGTTGGATTGCCAACCACATTATGCGGATCCAGCGGATCTGGTGGTGCCCGTGGCCGATTCATAACCAACGCAACAGGTAGCAAGATTTATTATGCTGGCGGCGCTGGTGGCAGTAGTGGCGGCGGGATCGTGATTGTTTGCGACAACGTCTTTGCAGACGCAAGCGCGACAATTATCACAGACGGCAATGATGGCAGTCTTGGAACAGCGGGTTCCCAGTTTTGGGCAGGTTCAGGCGGCGGCGGTTATGCTGGCGGTTTGGTGGTGCTTATAAAGAAAAAGACGAGTCCAATGCCAAGCATTTTTAGCAACGTTTCGATGAAAAGCGGCAATGTTCCAGTTGGCGGAATTCTTGCTGGCGGCGCAGATGGCGTGTCTCAAATGGCAGATCACGGCGCTTGGCTAATACGAGATTATACATGGACGCCATACAGAACATCCGCGCAGAAAAACGCATCGAACGCTGACTGCAGCGCGGCGCTTTATGTTGCACGGCGATTGATGAAACCGAGTGCAGCGGTTCAGGTTCTTGGCGCAAATTCAGACGGCAATTGTAGCGCGCCAGTGGCGCTGTCGCTTGTTTATACGCCAGACGAACGCAATGATTCACATGGTTACATAACGGCCACAGCAACGCCGCCAAACGACCCAGATTACTCATACACCAAGTTTTGGTATACGAGATCCGCTGATGCCGCAACAGTTGGCTATGAACCGACAACGCTGACGCCGTGCGATCACGATTTGAATGAAGAAAACTCCTTTCGTGTTCCTGTTTCTGTTTCTGGTGTAAATAATTATTACGTTCTGGCCAGATCGGTTTCAAAAAATGGCGCGGTAGAAACAACGGGTATTTCTAGCGTTTTGGTTGTGGGGCTTGCTGAAAAATTCCTGATTTCAACGACACCGCGAATGGATATTTCTGACCGCACTGTTACATACGCGCAAAGCCTTTCGTCAGTCATCGAAATTTTGTGTAATGATGGCGGGAATAGTTTTGTTAAGCAGTTTGAAATTGAATACAAAAGATCCTTTGATTCGACATATAAGAGTTTGGGAGCGCAAACCAACAAATTTTTCTCAATTGTGAACGCTGGCGTCAATATTACATACAACATTCGCGCACGGTCCATTTCATTCGATGGCCAAAAGTCTAATTGGCGCGATAGAAATTATCAGGTAGTTGGCCAGATCACATCGCCCGATGACGTAGTTGGACTTTCAGCAACAGTTTTGGGGAACCAAATTTTCCTTTCATGGGATGCTGTAAGTAATCCAGACCTTTCGCATTATCGCGTCAGGTATTCCAGCAGGACTATTGACGCCTCGTACTCAAACGCGCAGGACTTAATTGAAAAAGTTGCGCGGCCAGCGGTGTCTTGTTTTGTTCCGGCTATGACTGGCACATATTTCGTTACGGCGGTTGATAAGCTAGGGCAGCGATCACTTGCACCAGCCAGCGTGATTATAAAAACAGACATATCCACATCGAACCAGATGAACCTGATTACAACCATTTCAGAGGCGCCAGCGTTCGCTGGTACGCTTGAGGATCTGGCTATCGTGGACGGTTCTTTACAGCTTACATCGTCAACCATTTTCGATGAAGCGGCTGGGGTTTTCGATGCGGGTTCTGGATTATTCGATGCTGGCGCTGGATCCATTGCGCCGCTTGGGTATTACTATTTCGCCAATTCATTCGATCTGGGCGCGGTTTTCACATCGCGTATTTCGTCAGATATTGACATTGAGCGAATTGATTATGTCGATTCATTCGATTCAGCACAGGGGCTTTTTGACTATCATGCTGGTTATGTTGATGGCGATTCTGACAATTTTGATGACACTACTGTCACAGTTGAGATGCGAACAACATTGGATGACCCGCTTGTTGCACCAGTTTGGTCGCCGTGGCAGCAAATCATCATTGGTGATGCAACGGCACGGGCTTTTGAATGGCGCGCTGTTATGCAGTCAAAAGACGTACTGGCAACAGGCACCATTTCAACGCTTGATGTAATTATTGACATGCCAGATAGCGATCAGGCTGGCGGCAACATTGTCACTCCAGTTGGGCCGCAAGTGGTGGTGTTTGAACGGCCATTCAAAGAGATCAGAGCGATTGGGATCACCACACACTTTGCACAGTCTGGCGATTACTTTAATATCACCAATAAGACGAACGCAGGGTTCACCATAGAATTTTATAACGCAGCGGCCACAGTGGTCAGCAGAACATTCGACTACATTGCCAAGGGCATTGGCAGAGGATCATAAAAGATGAGCCAACATGATTACGTCATAGACAACCAAAGTTTCCCGCAGACGCGCGCCGACTGGAATGCGCTCGCTGATGCTGTGAAAACTTCAAATTCTGGATTGCTTGAGCCAACAACGACCGCGCCATTCATGCCGTGGTTTGATACAACATTGAACGTGTTGAAAATCCGCAACGCTGATGACACAGCATGGCTGACAGAGGGCACAGCGCGCTACGCCAACACAGGAACGGCAGCTGGTGAGATCCCGCTTAATTCCGACTTGCCAGTATTCGGAACGGCAGCGGCGGCAGACGTCACCACATCGACAACAGACAACACGGCGGGCAGACTGGTGAAAGTCGGTGATGATGCAAGTGTTGTTCTTGATGTTTCTGGTATCGCCGGCGGCGGTGCAAGCGGTTCCGATGTTAATAGAAACTGGACCAGTGAAAGCCCAGCTACTTTCACAACTGGAACGGATAACGTTCAGGTCGGTTATCAGGGCGGCGGTTCGCGGCAGGGAACCAATTCTGTTTTCGTTGGATCGAAAGCGGGCAGTCAGACCTACATGGGAACGGACATGGTTGCCATAGGCCATAAGGCCATGGAATTGAACACAGGTTCAGCCATTCAAGCTATTGCAATTGGATCGAACGCAATTGGCCTAGCCACAAATGTTGGGCGGTATTGCATTGGCATTGGCGGATATTCGTTAAAAGGCGCCACTGGATATGAAAACGTTGCAGTTGGATTTAATGCTGGCAACAAAGTTGTGAATGGCGCGTATAATACGTTATTAGGTACTGACGCTGGTCAAGGTTTCATTACTGCCAATTATGTTACCGCAGTTGGAAAGAGTGCTATTGGATTCACCGCTGCCGATGCTGGCCACAGCACCACCGCTGTCGGTTCTTCTTGCTTGTATAGAAACGAGGCCAACTACAACACAGCGCTTGGAGCCCAAGCCGGTTACAACCTATCGGCGGGCAGTTATAACCTGTTTTTAGGCTTTGGAGCAGGGTACAGCACAAACGGATCCTATGGTTGTATGGTTTTCGGCGGGTATACTCATGCCGGTGTCAAGGCGCCAGTGTTCGAGCCTAACGGAACCTATAACACCATTACCATGGGTTCAACAGCGGTAACAGAGGCGCACATCCAAGTTGCTTGGACTGTTGTTTCTGATAAGCGTGACAAAACGAACTTTGCACCAGTACCGCACGGCCTTGATTTCGTCAGCAAGCTAAAGCCGACAGCGTTTCAGTTTAAGAAAGACCGCGAAAGTGAAGAAACGAACGGCGGCGTTCGTTATGGATTTTTAGCCCAAGACATTGCAGAATTGGAGGGGTCAGATCCGATCATTGTTGATACCACAGACCCAGAAAAATTCCGTTACAATGAATCGTCAATGATACCAGTGTTGGTTAACGCGATTCAGGAAATGAAGCAAGAGATCGATGATCTAGTTGCAGAAATAAAAACCTTGAGAGGGCTTTAAAATGTTCCCAGTTATCGAAACGAAAGCTGTTGTTATTCAAAAAGCAATTACAGAAACCCGTTGGGTTGTACAGCGGATCCGCGACCTACCAAACGACTTGCGGCTGGAAGTTGTTTTTTGTGCAGAGTCAAACCCAAACATGCAAGCCGTTGTTGAAGTCTTTGTTGGTGAAGACTATGTTCATGATTGGACTGATGAAATGGTCATTGCCGCTGTCGAGAAAGAATTAGCAAACCCAGCTGTGCGATTTAGCTAATGGCGGCCTATGACACGCGCTGCAAAGATTGTGGCGCGCTTGCTGAAATCAAAAAGCCGATGGATGCCCCAATGCCGCCATGTAAGGAATGCGGCGCGGAATTGGTTGTTGTGATAACAGCGACACCGATTCACGCGAAAGGCACTGGATGGGGTACGAAATGAGGCACTTTGAAGAATCAGAATTTCAGGGCTGGTTTGAATCAATGTCACCACAGCTTTTGGCACTGTTGGACGCCTTGCGCGAATTGTGGGGCGCGCCTATTTTTATCAGCAGCGCGAACGGCGCAGTCGGAAGAACCAGCGGCGGCGGATACCATGACTTTACTGTACAGGGTGAAGTCAGGGCGATTGATATTCAACCGAGCGGGCTGGATGACGCGAAAAAGGTCCGTGAATTTTTTACACTTGCGAAGTCTTTGGGGTTCACTGGAATTGGATTTTATCCGCAATGGAGTCGTGCAGGTTTTCATATTGACGTTCGACCGACTGGCGCACTGGCCACTTGGGGCGCATACTATGTATTAGACGAAAAGGGCGAGAAAGAACAGCTTTATTATTCGTTAGCCGAAGCGATAGCTGACTATGAGAGGATGACCAAAGCATGAGTATTTTAAAGTGGTTTCAAGGTGGCGGCGCAGCGGTTGAAAAAATCACTGACGCGGTTATTAAAAGCGGCGACATGCTGGTTTTCACTGACGAAGAAAAAGCCATTGGTCGCGCAGAGAGCCGCGCCATGTATATGAAATTCCTTGAACTTTCACGCAATGAAAATTCGATCAAATCAATAACACGCCGCATCATCGCTTTCGCCGTTATTGGCGAATGGCTTTTGCTTTTGAATATCGCTGTCGGTTTGGTACTGGCTGGAAAGCCTGATCTGGCGGAACCTGTTTTTGTTGTGCTGGCCGAAATTTTTTGGCTAGTCTTTGCGATTGGCAGTTTCTATTTCGGCGCATGGACGCTAGACAAGTGGCAAAAAAAGGGCTAATTGATGAGCAACGAAGATAGGGAGGTTTGGACAGCGCTGGCGCGTCAGGACGAACAAACTAAAGCGAACACTCGAGAGATCAGGGCTGTTGAAACAAGGCTTGGCGAACTCGTAAAAGCGTTATCTGATAACCAGAAATGGTTTTTTTCTTCAATCTTTTTGATGTTGCTAAAAATAGCTTTCGATTTTTTTGCCAACGGTGGTGGCGGCGGAGGCATTTAAAATGGCCATTCAAAACTATATAGGAGCGCTTGCAACAAGCGTGGCATTCTTTGCGGCAAGCATGAGCGGCGTTGAACTTGCGTCCGAATTGCTTTCTGAACCACTAATCGAGGGCTACGGCACTTACGACAAGACGGTTCGGGCGGGTGAAACGATAGACATCGAGTGGGTAATCACCAAGCGCACCGACTGCAGTGGCGTATCTGGTCGAGTGTGGAGAGGCCAGCATGGGTTTTATATGGCCGAGGCGATGCGACCAACGGGTTTAAAAAGCGGCGAGGAGATGCGAATCACCATACCAACAACAGTGCCAGAACAAGCGCCCATTGGTGAACTGCAATTACAGGTAAAAGGTTTCTATAATTGCACTCTCAACCGCCACGATTGGTTTTTGCTTTCGCCGGTTTTGCTTGTTGTTGGATGATTCGAGCGGTATAGTTAAATCCTGAACCCCAGACCGACCTTTTGCCCGCCATTGTGACGGGCTTTTTTTTGCCTAAACCAATTCAAACCGAACGCCACCAGCAAGCGTTTGTTGCCTAATAGCGCGTGAAATAGAACCAGCGTTAATGCCAAGCGATCTGGACGCCTCTTTAATGGATTCAAACACAGACACCGACCCAGTATTTAAAACAGCAGCAACGGGCATTTTGGGCGTTCCCTGACGATTTGCGGCGGTGGCGTGTTTCATGTTGTCGCCGTGCGTACACCATTCGAGGTTATCTACCTTGTTATCAAGCCGATCAAAGTTTTTGTGATTAACACAGCGTAAATTTTCAGGGTTGGCAAGAAACACATCGCAAACCATACGATGCACGGCCTGTGTGTGCGCCAGACCGTTTTTATACAGTCGGAGGTACAAATACCCGTTTTTATTTAAAAAGGGCTTACGCGGGCAATGACGAGCCCGTTTGGTTGAAATCACTAGGCCGTCAACGGTCACGACGTAGTCAGTGAAAATAGGGTGCCGCTTGGCGGTTCCGTACTGAATCATTCCTTCAACATCGTTTGTGGCGCGTGGTCCTGCTTTGCGAATTGTTCCGAGTGTGAAATTCATAGTAAGCCACCAGAAAAGAAAGTTTGGAGTGAATCATATTGTGCGATCCGGTCATTTCCTTTTGTTTCTAGTGCCGGCCTTTCTTCAATAGCGCCGCCGCGCTGCAAAAATTCGGTGGTCAGCGTTTCGATTTCTTTCTGTTGTTCGCGCTTTTTGTCGGTGATTTGCATGGTTAGTTTCCTTTTGTGGTTATTCTCAAGTGTGCAGCAATAGAAAAGCGAAGTAATTGAAAGGCGCCAGTGACTGAATTGTTTCGTGTATCCGCCTCGCAGATTACCGAACGCCGCTGGCCGTCTTGTGCGCTGTATTTCAGAACAGTAAACCAGTATGCGGATCCATTCTGATCGATGGCAAATTCTGTTTTCAGTGCTGGTGTTAGTATTTTCATTTTCATTTTGAACCCCTTTCGTTGTTTGGTATGCAACGACTATAAAGTACATTCATTTCAAATAATTTGATCTGTGTCACATTTCGAGTGCATTGTTTAAAAGAATAACGTCATCGACCGACCGAACGATTGCAGACTTTCCGCGCCAGCTTTCAAAAAATGCCATTTCGCCCGTGGTCAATTTCTGGCCGCTTGGCGGTTTGGTGCCGTCTTTGATTTCAATCGCGTATGTTGCGCCGTTCTTTGCCGCGAAAATATCGCAGCAATTTTTCAGCTGGGAAATTATAAGCACGGACCAGCCAAGCGACCGAAAGGCCGCGACTATTTCGTTCTGGTTGGCGTCAATTCTGGCGGCCCTACGCATTGACAAGGCCAAGCACGGTATCCAACAATTCTTTTTCAGTACCGAAAACTTTTTCCCACGCGATTTTCCCAGCATGAAAGGCAATCCCATATCCGCCGATGCGGTGGTGTGTTGGGCACAGCGGTATAGTTTCGTAGTGGCTGGCGCGCTTCAATCCCTGACCAGCGCGGATGTGGTGAATTTCGGCGGGCGAATCATCGAACCCGTGATTGCGACAGACGATACAGCCAAGCGCAGCGACTTTTGACAAATGTCTTGCGTGTTTCATTTTCATAAGATTACCCCAATGAAGTGGACTAGGATGAAACCAATTTTGACCGCTATAAGGGTTACAATTGTGGTTAGTGCTGCAGGTAAAAAGATGCTTTGCATAGTTATATTCCCATGTGGTTCGTTAGCCGGCGAAATTCTGAGTCAGCCGGATCAATGTGTTTAATGCCTTTTTCTACCATGTAGATCTTGTGATTTGTCAGCGCAGTCCATCGATCTCTTTCTAATGCGATGCGCTGGTTTTCGTCCTTTGGTTTCATTGAAAAAGAAAGGCGTTCTGTGCTGCCGTCTGGTGTTGGCAGCCAGTGCCGAACGAATGCTTCATGCGCGTCATTTTCATTGAATGGCCGCATTCTTTTGCTGGCCACGCCGTCTTTATAAAACAGTGGCATTTTGTACCCGTTGGCCGCGAACCATTCACCCGTTGAGCGCATCCAAGAACGCCAGAGGTTCAACATCGACAAGCTGCCTGATTCAGCACCATCGTTGAGCGTGACGACTATCACAGGCGTTTTGAGTAGCATGTTATCGACCTTTTCGGCGATCTGGTCGCGCGTTAGTTTTGAAACCGCAAATTGTGTTTTCATAAAAAGCCAACGCCGTCAGACCGTGCCAAAGTTTCGACACGAATTTTTAAATCGTGGATTTGCCGCCGCTGGCTTTCAATAATTATTTCGTCTGATTGCATAACGTGATACGCGAACCAGATCAAGATTAAAAGAGCGCAGATAACAGCAAGTACGACCCACAGAAACAGGCTTGAAACCGTCACATCGTAAACCATCGGTATTGTTTCCATTTTGCTAATTCCTGTTATGGGTTTTTGCCGCTGCCGTTGATTTCGTGCCATTCCTTATGGCAAACAGGGCAAAGCCAGCGAACATTCAAAGGTTGTTTATAATCATCATGGTGCGCGTGTGTTTTATCAGTGCTGTCGCACTGTTCGCATGTTTGGCGAAATAGCTTTTTAGTCCTCATGGCGCCGTACACAATACAATGCGCCTTGTATTTGTTTGGGAATTTCGCGCGGTATTCTTTTTGGTATTCTCTGGTCTGTCTACTGCCGCGCTTTCTGTCATATTCGCGTATAGATTCAATGTTTTTATTACGATTGTCAGATACATCGCTTTTGGTGCATCCTTTGCACTTGTTTAGGTGACCATCCCCCATCTGAGAATGCTTATAATACTCAGACAGGGGCTTTATTTTATTGCATTTAAAACACTCTTTTTCTTTCATCTGATTGCCCTTTATGTTTTACATCCCAAAGGCATAGTAACGCTGTTAAACGCTACCTACAAGGGGATTTAGCTAAAAGGTATGTCAGAATCAAAGTCTTCAAACGCTGGCGGCTGTTGTTGCGGCTGGCGCTGTTGTTGCTGTTGTTGCTGTTGGTAGCCTTGTGGCGCTTGCTGGCGCTGTTGTGGCGCTTGCTGGCGCTGTTGCTGGCCTTGTTGCTGGCGATCACTGGCAAAATCAAATTCATTGACGTTGCACTTTATTTTTGCGCTTGTGGTTCCGTCAGTTTTGGTGAAAACGTCAAGTGAAATTTCGCCCGAAAGAATTGCCACGCGGTCGCCTTTTTTCAGGTGAGAATGAACCTGACCAGCGCGCTTGCCCCATATCGTGCATTCAAACCATGTGGTCACTTCAACGCCGTTTTTGTCTTTGCGGCCATTGCTTGCCACTGGGAACGAACACAATTCCCAGCCTTGACCAGTTTTGTATTCTGCATCGCGCCCTATGCGCCCCACGAAAGTAATGCTATTCATTTTTAAACCCCTTTCTGAATTGTTGGAAAGCCCATTGTTTCAGACTTCCCAGATTATTAAATTGATCTAGGTCACATTTTAGCCGAACAGTTTTGGCGCGGCTGGTATTACTGGTTCAGCGCCAGTGCTGGCTTTGTGGTGTTGAAACCACGGTTCTTTTCGCATTCTGATAATGGCCTGAGATCTGAACATTTCAGCGGTTGGGCCGTGGCGCAATAGAAAATACAGATCACGGTGGTCCGGCTTTGATTCGCCGACAGTGTGTTTTTGGATAAATTGACTTATCAGTGTATGAGGCATGGCTTATTTCCTTTTAGAATCCCATTTCATGGCGATGTATTTTCCGCCGTTTTCGCGTAAGCGATCAACAACGCGAGAACCAACGGCGTTGGCAATATCCTCGACAGCGAGGTTTGAAATCAACACAGTCGGCAGGTTTCGCTGGTAGCGCAAATCGATCACATCGAACATAAATAATTTTTCAGTGTCAGTGCCGAATTGAATTCCGACTTCATCCAGTACCAAAAGATCAACGCTGGCAAACTGATCAATAACTTGCTGTTCAGATATGTCGGATCCGCGCGCCCAAGTTTCTTTGATTTTTCTAACCAAGTCGATAACACGAATCATGCGGCAGGTCTTTTTTGCTATCACAGCTTCACAGATTGCGCTGGCCAATAATGTCTTGCCAGTGCCGACAGAACCGCAAATTATCAAATTGCCAGAACCGCCGTTTATTACGTTGGCGGCGAATGCTTTCGCAATGTCTAACGCGTGATGCTGTTCTGGGCCTTCTGTATGCCACTCAGAGAACGATTTGCCGCAATTCCGTTCGGATATACCAGCCGACAGCCGGCGTTCAATACGCGCCCGTACAGAGCGTTCTACGCGTATGGCCATTTCTTGACGTTCTTTTTCAGCTTGTTCGATCTCATTGCAACGCGGGCAACCTTTTTGCTCAATCCGCGTTCCCAGTAATTCAATGAATTTGCTTTCAAAAGCGCCGTGTATTTCGCATGTGTTCATATTAACCCCGATTGACCATAGTTTTTGTTTTCAATAGCGTGAAAGCCATTGGCTTTTTTGGTGTTGTTGCGTTCCCAGTTTCTGACAGCAGCTTTCCAGTCTTTCATTGCTGACTTGCCAACGCGCCATCCATTCGATTCATAATAATCCAAAAAGCGAAGTGATTGCTGACTAGGATCAGTCCAAGCGCGTTCAGTCATATAACTTTCGATTTCTTCAACAGATGGTTTTTTGAAACGCTTAACAGATGATTTCTTTTCATTATCCAGCACAGTGGACGCGTTAGCGGTCACATCTCTTGTTATTATGTTTACTTTGTTTACTTGTTTACTTTCTAAGGATGTTTCCTTTGTAGTGGTAGATTGACCGTTAACGGCTAACCCGTCAACGGCTAACCCGTCAACGGATAACCCGTCAACGGATAACCCGTCTACGGATAACCCGTCTACGGTTTTCAAGTCAACGGATTCAGCATATACATCATAATCAGTTCTACTAAACTTACCTTCTTCATTTTTATCTTGCCTAGCTATTATGTAGCCATTGTCTTTTAGTTCGTTCATCATTCTATTCAGCTTGTCTCGTCCTACGCATGGCGCTTGTTCAGCGAGCCATGACTTATAGATAACCCAGTCATCTGGCATACTGAGGATCATTGTTAGCAATCCCCTAGCTTCAAAAGACAGGCGCAAGTCTTGTGCTGTTTTATTCGGGATGACAGCGTACTCAAATTTCATTGTGGTCTTATGGATTTTCATTTGGATAACCGCCGTTGTTTTCAAAAAGACCAAGTGAAATAAACCGTTCCATCATTTCTTGCACCTTATCCGCTGTTGAGCCAGTATTTCTGGCAATCATTCGCGCATCATGTTCCAGCTGAAACGTTATGTTTT